TACCACGATAATTGCAAGGGTCAAACTGGTAGGATATATTGCTGGAAGGACAAGGAGAAAGTGGATGGCATATACAAAATAGTCTATTACCGGGACTGGGTGAGTGTTTACCGAACCAGGAGGACTCCAATCCTGGTAAATAGGAGTAAATGATGACTGAAAAAATCCCACCAACTAGCCCATGGAATTTGCCTCCTACTCCAAAACAAGTCCGTGCCATCACCAGCCTTTGTATGTCCCTTGGCTTCCGAGAACCTTATGAGGAGAAAGTCAGGACCAGATATGAGGCTAGGAATATGATAGCTGGATTGAGAGAGGAGTTGAAAAAGAGGAAACAATGGGATGAAGATAGAACTAATAAGGAGGTTTAGCCATGTTTACCAAACAACATTATGATGAGATAGCCCGGATACTGTGCCACCATAAACCTAACCCTGATAATGATGGTAAAATCTACTGGCAGGATATTGTCAAGGAATTTACCATGGCTCTATATTATGACAACCGGAGGTTTAATGAGGAGAAGTTTATACGAGCCTGTAACAATAAGATGTTTGTATAATATGCTATACAATATATAAGTATAGTATTAGACAGACTAAAATATATTAAAGGATAAGTGATGGAGCATAAACTAGCTGAGGTTTAATTATGGAGCATATCTATATCAAGGATACCATAACTGACAGGTCGTTATGGATAACCAGACAATATGAGGAGTATAGTAAATGGGATAATGATAAGGATGAAAGCACCCCAGCATATAGAGACTATTACTCCATACTAACTGATGGTATGCTATTCCGTGAACCAATCAAGGAGAGCTCCATCCGTAAAACCATCAAGGATTGGATGAAATGGATACCGACCCTAGATAAGGTCAAGGAGGCGATAGAATTTATGGAGCTGTATGAATATACCGGAGAACCTACTGAACAGGAGATGGAGCAACGCCTGACCTTTTGGAAATCCTGGTCACCCAATGCTTATAGGGATAATCATCTCCGTATCAACCATCCTTGCCCCTGCTGTGGCTCTGATGTGGATACTGAATGGGTTAGAGAGGAGTGGAACATCTGTTATTCCTGTATGATAGCTTTTTCCATGGAGGACTTAACACCAGTAGTAACACCTGAGGAATATGCAAGGATAAGACTTGAGGAGGAAGTAGAGAATGAATGGTATGAATGATATAGCTCAGGCAGTGCATATCAGGAACCAGAAAGCTGAGGAATTGGAACAATCCATTAAAGTCCTTGCCAAGGAACTCTAGAGGCTCCGAGGCTTAACCAGCTATGAGCTATTGGAAGACCATACCATAGCAGAAAATATGAGGGATTATTGGAAGCACTTGGGTAATGCTGATTAAGGAGAGATAGCCAAATGTTAATCCGTTGTGCATGGTGTGGAAGGATAATCGGTGATAAACCACCTTATGGATGTAAACACGACAAAAAGATAACTGACGGTATATGTGATGATTGCTACCGAAGGGAAATGAGGGAAATGAGGCACCGGAGAAAGGGGGCCAAACAAGGATGTGAGTAAATGGGTTATACTGATAGCTATAGGATTTATCATTCTATACCTACTACACGAATACCTGGTTAAAGGATGGTTATACTGATGAAAGTTATATGCAGGATATGTGGATGGGAAGGAACTGAATCAGAGCTAACTGGTAGATACTCCACAAATCCAAAAGACCCGACCGATGTAGTCAAGGAGATTACCTGTCCTCGGTGTGGTAATCAGCCAGGGCTAGACTATTTGGAGGGGCAACCAGTTGCCTGATTTAAGGGAGAGAATACTCCAAGAACGTGGACTGGTCAAGGTCAAAAAGCCGAAACAGAGAGGCATTACCCGTGACGGTTTTGGCAAGTTTGTCCCCAAGCCAAGAGCCATTATATCAGGCAAATCCAAGACTCCACTGATGAGGTATCTGGAGCAAAAATATCAGGTGGCTTTGGAGGATGTCCTTATCTCAGGGTCACTCAGCCAGGTAGCCAAGCAGTTAGGTAATGAGATAGACGTTTCCACTATCAGTAGGTGGATTAAGAGGTTTAAGCTAAGATATACTCCAGATAATCTACCTAGCTGTGAGGACTGCCGGTATTGGGACATAGATTGTGAAGGGGGTGTATGTAAGATATTGATGGATATGGAGGAATGGGATTTAGTATGGTTAAAAAGGAAGGAAATAATGGAGAGATAAATGGTGAATAAAATAATGAAGGTTAAGTTGTCGGACGGTAGCATTATTAACATCTCCGCTGAGGGAGACATTTATCAAAACTTTGCGGATGCTGTCGGCGTCACTCGCTTAGAGGCAAAGGTAGTGTTGTATAAGATACTTTATGGAGCAGAAAATGTTGAAACTCAATACCAAATAATGGAAGGAGGTAACCAATGAAGGAAATTAAAGTCTTAATCCAGCAACTCCGTAACTACCCAAACAACTTCTTTGTCTATCCAATCAAGTATGAGGATGTGAAACATGACCCTCCAATGAAGCCTGTTTATGGCTTAGTAGTCTGTAACATCCAAGGAGAGGAACAGGGCTTCATAGAAACAGGAACCAATGATGGTAATGTGGTTATCTAAATCCCAACTAATACGCCAAATCAAGGAGGCACTAATCCATGAGATTGACCAAATTGAATGGGCGGATAAAAGATATTCTCACCAGAACTGAGATACCATTATGGGTCAGATGGGTAGTATTCCTATTGTTCATTGGGCTACATCTATTATGGTTCTCAGGATATTTTGGATTCTAGAAAGGTTTATAATTGAAAGGACTAACACCTGCTGAACTGATACAATGGACTCCACCACACCATTCATGGATTATCAGTCATAACATCCTCTTGTCCCAAGGTTCTCTAATGGTCTATGGTAAGGAGGAGACTTGGAAATCTATGCTGGTAGGTCTGGACATGGCCTTCAAAATAGCCAATGGTAAAAGTTGGTTTGGTTATCCTACCAACCCTAATCCTGTCTATGTATTCCAAACCGAGATACCTCAAGCTCCATTAAGAGCCAGGATGATAAAGTATATGACTGGTAACCAGCTTAACAGTAACCATGTTTGGTTTGGCTCTGAACTTTACATGAAGGTGGACAAGGGCTGGGGCTATGCCGAATTAGAAAAGGAGGTAGCAAGGACCCAACCAAAAGTCCTAGTCGTTGACCCAATATTCTCCTCCATGTCAGGTAAGCTTGTAGATGATTATGATGTTGGCATATTCCTAGATAGGATGGACATGCTCAGGTCAAAATACAAGCTGGCTGTTATCCTCATCCACCATAGCCGTATAGCCGAGCATAATGAGGGAGATACCTACCATTATGGCTCTGACGAGATATTTGGCTCCTCTCGCTGGCCTAGATGGTTAGACACAATTATCCATTTAGATAAGGTAGAGGACAATGAGCAAACAAGGTTGGTAACCCTAGACCTGACCTTTGAGAAATGCCGTCATGCTGAGGAGAAGATACCAAGAATGAGCATTATGGTTAATAGGGAGAATCTGGTATTTAATAGGGTAAAGGAGGTATAATGGTTAAGGCAGTAGAAATCTGGGATGACGAGGTAAAAGGAACAGTCAAGCTTACAATAGCTCCAACCAAGCCTGGAGGTAACAGAACTGAAAGGAGGAAACATTTATCATCCAGAGCATATAAGAAACAGTTAAGGAAAGAAAGACTGGAAAAACAGAAGGAGGCAGACAATGAACAATCCTAGATGTCCTCACATCCGGCATACCGGAGGCTATAGTAAAGAGCTGGATGAATACATTGAAGGAGCAGATATGTGTTCCTTAGTGGACAAGTGGTGTTTGTTAGAGGAAGGTTTGGAATGTAAAATCTGGGAAGAAACACAGAAGGAGGAGCAAAATGTGGAGACCTAGAGGTTGGAAAACTCCTAACGTTTATGCACTTAGAGATTGCAAGCCTAATCAAGCTGTTACCTCCCAGGATGTTAGGCTCATAACCACAAAGGAGCAGCAGGCATTTGAGGCTGGTGCTGATGCCATGCTAGAAGCCCTATTAACCAAGGGTTTAAAGGTAAACAATATAGGTGACTTTCCCCAAGGTGTCGGAACTGTTATTTTTATTCCTGATGAGGAGGAGCAAGATGGATAAAAACTTCCAAAAAGAATTTACCCAATGTCCCAACTGTGGCTCAGACCAACGCTTCTGTGAACAGTTAGCACAAGAACTCAAGGACAGAGGATTAGCCAGGCCTAGCTGGACATTTAACTTTGATGTCCGTAATGGTGTGGTAATGGATAGCCAATATACCCAAACCAAGATACTTACTGGAGCTGACTTACCAGGCTTCCTCATCCATACCGACATCTGTATGGACTGTGGCACTATCTATGCTGTTAGGCTGGCTAGACTAGAGGGTAAGATGAGACCAGCACCTAAGATGGGCCCTATACCACCACAGTTTAATAATCCTATGGCAAACTGATATATAAATATAATAAATAGTATTAGACAGATTAAAAAATATTACACCATTGGTGCAACCCAGCACTTGACAAACTGCTCCAAATATGCTATGATTAGTATAGTTACAGTAGCAGAGACAATTATGATTAGAGCCAAGGCAATAGAATTGGATGGTATGAAGTTTACCATCCCTATAGCAATTTGTAAGCGGTGCGGCTATACATGGGCGCTCAGGGAGGTAGTGCCGCCAATGTGTCCGAAATGTAGGACATCCAGATGGAACGATGAGTCGGGCAGGCCCGTGAATAGGGATGAGGTTATGCTCCAAATTATTAACAGGCTATCACAGCTAGGCCCAGGTGAATTGTTTACTGAATTGGATAATCAAGGTGTAAGATGCCGTGATGGTGGTAAATGTCAGTCATGTGGAGAGTCCGACCGCAGCTCACAAATGCAAGATACCATACTTGAGGTTCACCATATTGATGGTGATAGGGAAAATAACTGTGGATGTAATTTAGTCCTGTTATGTAAATTCTGTCATAGGTTAGTTACGCAAAGAAAGAATGGATGAGTTTCATCAGTGAGGTATCAATGAACAGGAAAGCATTTACGGTAAGACTGCCACCTGAGTTGGTAAAGGAGCTCAGAATTAAGTGTATAAAGGAGGGTCGCAGGGTTAATGAAATAATTGAGGAACTTGTAAGTGGATATGTATTCCCTATAGGAACAATAAAATCAAAGGAGGATTAAATTGGCAGACCAACCATTATCACAGGAACAGGTATTAGCACAACTCAAAACCAGAGGATTTGAGACCGGAGGATTCCGCTCCCCATTACGTCATTTCCGTGGCAAATTGGACTCCATCACCGGAGCAATGGTTCAGAGAGGTAATATGCCCCAGCCTCGTCTGGAGGTATCATACAACTTCTCTGATGTAGAGGTATTCCAATCAACTGAGCCTTATCCATTCCCAGTAGCCCAAGTTTCCCTCATGCACTCCACCAGGGACAAGTCAGCTATGGGTGTCCTTGGAGCCAGCATGGATAAAATACTCAATGCCGATATAGATGGAAACACTCCACAGGAACAGGTAAAGAACCAGGATGCCCTCATTGGTGTGGTTCAGGAATGGAAAGTGACTCCTGGACATATGATGCCAGATAGGGATGAACAAGGCAAGTGGGGAGAAGCCCCAAGAGAATGTTGGGAGGTTGTCTATGCTGAAGGTTTTGGTGGTACTCCTCATAGTGGAGTAGCTGAGCCACCGGCTGAGAGCCAGGTATCAGCTTCGGCTGAGGCTCCAGCCAAAGGCAAAACAGCACCCCAGGCTACTGGTGAAACTCCAGCACAGAGAGCTATTAGCCTATTAGATGGTAAGACCCAGCAACAGTGGAATAATATAGTATTCCAGGATGCTTTGGTCAAGAGTGACCCTCAACTGGGTAACTTCATTATTACCGGACAGTTCCTTGGCCGACTGGAGGAGTCTGGTGTGGTGGCCAAGGATGCTGATGGTATATATCATAAGGTAGGTTAACAATTTAGCTTGCTGGTGTTAAGTATTCAGAATGGTGAACGTAATTACCCGCCGGCAAGCTTGCCAGCCACAGCCTGTGAAAGTCAGGACAAAGACATCCTGCTGGCTGGTGGGAAACTTGGAAGGAGATTGATATGTTAGAATGGTTCCAGTGCCCTGATAAAGAACTAATCCCAGTTAAGGGCTGCATTACCAAATGTAGAATGGATGAGCGGTGCCTTACACTACCAACCCTCAAACTAATCTCTACTGAGAGGAAATGGAATGGGAAACCATCCACTACCCAACTACTTAATGGGACAATGTATGAATTCCTTAAATTAACTCAGCCCTACGCCGTTGACCCTGACTCCAGAGCCTTTATGTTAGCTGGGACCAAGCATCACCAAGCCCTAGAGAAGGTAGCTAAGGAACTCAACCTACCATCCGAAGTAGCTTTGAGTATGGATAGAGACATCTTTGACCTGTTGGAGGATGAGGATGGAGAACTTGTTCTCTCGGATTACAAACTTTGGGGTAGCTTTAAGGTTGCCAAAGCTCTAGGTATTGTTGATGTAGGAAAGCAACCAGACCCTTCTGGAGCAGTTTATAAATCCAGTGGTAAATGGGGCAAAGCCGGTGACCCTAAGATGGTCTCAGTGTTCCAAGCCATGCCTCAAGAGGCTGATAATTGGGAGGCTGAGTACCAGCAGAACAACTATTGTAACAAGTTAGAGGATGTTGGTGTAAACCTAAAGAGGATGCAACTCCAAGTCACAGTCAGAGATGGTGGTACATCCATAGCCTATAGCAGAGGCATAATAAAAAACACTTACCGTATTCCTATACCAAGGCTGGACAGGGATGTGATTGATGAATATTTTGGTCATAAGGAGAAAGCCTTACTAACTGCCTTGGAACAGGGTAGTTGGGATGAGCCCTGTAATAATGCTGAAAGTTGGGAAGGTAGGAGATGTGATAAAAAGTATTGTGAGGTTTGGCATTACTGTCCCAAAGGCATTTTGGCTAATCCAGGAGTTTAGTATATGCACATATCAGAGGTTAAGGAATTTTTAGATAGGTTTCCGGAAATCTATAGGATTGATATTAAAGGAAGCAAATTGGTGGTTAGCACATCCATCTTCAAATGGGTTGATGCAACTTGGGGTGAGTCGGATGTAGTTGAAGATGGCATAGCTTTGATGGGCAGCATAGACTTGGAAAGTGGTGAAATAGAAATACCAAAACATCAATTGCCTATAGGAATTGGTAGTGGTGCACCAAGATATATACTTAGATAATACAGGAGGTTGATATGCCTGGTTATGTCAAAGATGGACAGTATGTAGAAGTTAAGGACAGATTTGGAGAGCTTCCATTTGACCATGAGCTGGCAATAGAGTTGGCTGAGTTATTCAAGCGGAGGACTGGTATGACCTTCAAACAGTCCAGGTTCCTGCTCTTACCTAGCCAGACCCAGAATGATTTAATCCGTGATGCTTCCATAGCGGTTCAGAATAAGAGGAAAAGGAGACAACAGAAATGATATTTGGCGGATGGGGAGAAGATAAATCGGCCAAGAGTACCTTAGCATTGTCATTTCCAAAACCAATGGTCTATATGGAATTTGATATAGGCGGCTTCCGTAGAGCTTGCCGTAATCTGCCACACCTACCTATCAAGGATTGGTATGACCAAAAGCTAATCAAGTATGAGGCTTATCCCTTGCCCATGACTTTTGGTAAGTTTGACCCATCCAAGTTAGAATTGAAGCCCAGCAGGTTGGTAGTTGGTATGAAGGAACTGTTCTATAAGTTTGCTTCCAACTATGTCAAGCATCTACAAGACCCTAATGTAGCCACCATTGTCATAGATACAGCTACCATCCTCAAGACGGTTACAGACGATGCTTACCTCCAGGAAATACAGGAAATCCAGATGGAGACAATGAATCCTCAGACCGGTCTGGATAAGAATAACAAGCCTCTGAGGACTCAGCTCCAACAGATTGAATATAAGGAGCCTAACAACCGGACTAGAGGTATTTACTATAATGCCAAATCCCATGGCAAGCACCTGGTATTGACCCATCATGCCAGAGACGAATACAAGCCAATGCTTCAGAGGGATGGAACAATAGCCACTACTGCCACCGGTAAGAGGGAGAGAGCTGGCTTTGCCACACTTGGTGATAGTGCAGATATTATTGTTAGATGCCGATGGAAAGATGCTAAAAAGGACAATAAAGGTAATATCATAGAACCTGGCAAACCATATTGCCAGGTTGAGTTGGCTGAGGTAAAAGAGTTGGAGGGTATGATATTTGAGTATCCAACTTTTGAGCTTATAGATAGAGCAATTAAATTTATTAGGGGCGAAACATAATGCTCGGTGTGAGGATAGAGTCAGTTTACTGGACACCAAAGACAAGTATATTACTAATAAGGTGCCAATCGGGTATAATGCTTTGGAAATCGGCTTCACCAGAAGCCCATTAAGGAGTGAAAGGAAATGAAGGTTTATGTGGATGCATCACCAAGTGAGCTAGTCTGTGTTCCTGAAACGGGTGTGCCTTACTGTGAAATCTTGGTGGGTAAAACAGACAGTGAAGCCAAGTATTTGGCAGTAATCAGGGCACTAGAGAAATTCCCTAATACCACTGAAATACTGTCCGATAGTGAGGTTGTAATCAGGCAGATAAATACCGGACTTGGTAAATCCAATATTGCCTATGCTTGTGGTACACAAAATCTCAAGTCATTACTCCACAAGGTGTTGGAACTTTGTAAGGATAATGTAACATTCATACACATTCCCAGAAAACAAAATCCCGCTGGGAGGTTATTAGGCTAATGACCATAATGCTTGACCATTTTGAACCGGTCCAGATTGAAAACCTTATCCAGCAATCTGTTGGTGTCCATAGGATGGGATTGAATGGGCAAGGCATAGCTGATTATATGTGGTTTGCCGTGGATGGACATAGGATACAGATTGAAAGAAAACAGGCTGATGAGGTTCTTGGTGGTATGGATTCTGTGGAGGAGCAACTACAAAGAGAATTGCAAAATGGAGTGGAGGAAACCATCCTCCTCATAGAGGGTGTTTGTGAGCCAGTATTTGGACTAAAAATAGCCACACAGACCTGGCGTAGGGCTAAACAAAAGAATGTCCTGGTGCCGGGTAGAACATACAACTGCTCATACACTGGATATAAGGCTTGGCAGAATCAGCTAGATAAGGCTGGAGTTACCATTGTAGAAACCTTTGACTATACTGCTACTGCCATGACTTTGGTAGCTCTTTATCAGAATAGCCAAAAGGAGGAACACAAGACACTTAGGCGTTATATTAAGGATAGGATATACATTGAATTACGGAATCCACACATTCTCTCATTGATGGGATTGAAAGGTGCCGGACTTGGTGAGGAAAAGGCTAAAGCAATTATAGCTAGGTATGGGACTTTCTGGTATGCAATACAGCAACCAGCAGAGGAACTGGCAGAAACTCTAGTAGGAGAGGAGGGCAAGGAAAAGAGATTGGGTATTAAGGCAGTGGAGAGATTATTTAAAGCTATAGGGAGGCAAGTATGATTCCAGACTCATTCATAATCTGCAACACTTGTGGTAACAAGATACATACACCAGAACATCCCACACCAGGGGATTATATACAATGTTCCTATTGTGGCACACCATATAGATATATTAAGGCTGGAAAGGATATTATCACTAAGGAGGTTGCAAGCGATGGAAAAAGAATTGACTACCAGCAAGATTGAGAACAACCGATTCCTGCTAGGACAACTGGAACTCAGCCTCATAATCAAGAGGATTATCAGGCACTACCAATATCATAACAAGAACCAAAATCCAAAGGCTGTAGTAATCCCACTATTAAAGGAAGTTGATGGAGTTGAAGTCATCTATGAAAAAGAAATATTGGACACCAAACCAAGAACTGGTAGGTCTGGTGGCACAGACAGTCCAGACAATAGCCAAACATAAGGGCTATGCAGCCTATCCCAAAGAGGTTGATATTAAGTTAGTGCTAGAAGCTTTGGCTCTGGTTAATATAGCAATAAAGGAGTGTCAGGATGGAACTAGAAGAGACAGGGACAAAGGTACAGAGAGAGCTGCACGCTTATGGTGAATGGAAAACAGTAGAACCAACCATAACAATGACCATTAAGGCTCCCAAAGGTATATGCCAAATCTACGGGAATACTCCACAAGCTAGTAAGGCTATAAGAGCCTTTATGGAGTGTCATAGAGAGGATTAGTATGGAACAGATAGAATTGGCATACTTTGCAGGATTCTTTGATGGAGAAGGTTCAGTATCCATAACCAAGGCAGGTTCCAAAAACCATTATAGGCTACAGTGTGGAATTACTCAAACCAACCACAGATTGTTAATATTGTTCAAGGATAATTTTGGTGGTGGCATAACCGAAATGTCCACCCATTATGAGGCTAGGTGGGGCAGGAAGCAATGTTGGAGGTGGTGGATAACAGACACTAAGGCAGGGGAATTTCTGTCCATCATACTTCCCTACCTCAAACTCAAAAAGGGGGAGGCACAGGTTGCCATAGAATTCCTCACAACTAGAACAGGACATAGAGGAAACATACCGACACAAGAATGGGAGGTAGCTATACAGGAAACATACATTTCAAGATTGCAGGATGCTAGAATACTATCATTGGTGGAGGAGCATAAGGATGACTGAATTCGCACCCGAACACACAAGAGATGAGGAAACTGGTTGGATTCTTTTTCCTAGGGATACTCAGTTTAGGAAACAGTTATTCTTTCCTGCTGAGGTTAACCAACATCCGGCTAAAATGAACCTACACCTACAGCAAGCCTGCATTGAGTATGTGGCTAGGGAAGGTGAGATAATACTAGACCCATTTGGAGGGACAGGTAGCCTAATGATAGCCGCATTACAAGGCATTAGAGTAATCCTGCTAGAGATTGAGGATGGCTACCATCAACTACAACAACAGGCTAAGGATGAATTGGAAAGGCAGGTGCCTGGAGCCGGTAACCTGGTTATCCTAATACACGCCGATAATAGGATGGTAATGCCCATACCATGCAGCCACATTATTACCTCACCACCTTATGCTAAGGCTCTACACCAAAAGACAATCCGTAAGGGTGCTGAGGATGATGACTTTGTTAAGATGGATAAACTGATAAACCAGTATAGTAAAAGTCCCAGGAATATTGGTGCTATGGATAACTTCCTATACAACCAGACAATGGAGAAGGTTTATAAACTCTGTTATGATTCCATTCTACCTGGAGGCACCTTAACTATTATACTCAAGGACAGGATAGAGAAGCAGAGAAGAATTAGCCTCACTGGTTGGGCTGATAAAGTATGTCAGAGGATAGGCTTCAAACAGATACTACATGAGAGGTGGAAAACGCCTGGCATACAATTTACGGCCATTAACAAAGCACATGGGCTTGAGGTCGTGGAAGATGAGAGTATTATGATTTATAAAAAGGAGGGTAGTGATTAACTATTTATTAGGACTAGCCGGTATGTGGATATTCACTGACGGTATCATCAGTATCCGCCTCTACATCAATGCTAAGGATGAAACTGGTAAGAAAACTCAATGTTGGTCACATGACCACTCTATCAGGGTTATCAGGATGCTGATTGGTATAGGTATAATGGTAATAGGAGGATTAAATGGATAGTCAATATAACCCCATAGGATACACAGAACTTCAGGTTGGGAACATTCCAACATTCAAACCATTTATTGGTTATGAGGTAATTGGTTTGGCTTTGTCAGAATACTCATTAGACGAGACATTAGAACCATTTGCCGTAACCAATGGAATCCTTGGTGGGTATGAGCAACCCATTATTTGGTGTAAAAGGAAGGTATATGATAGGTAATGTATTTTGTTAATGACCCATCAGCCCTTAGCTACTATCTGGGTGAGAAGGAGCCAACACCAGGCTTTGCCAAAAAGCTGCTGTTTGAAACATCACATCCATTAGTAGCTGTGGATGTAGAAACCATTAGTCTCAAGGAAAGGATTGCCATTGGCATTGGTATAGCCATATCACCTACTGAGGCTTTTTATTTCAGGACATTTCCAGAGGAGAGTCAGGCTATTCCCTGGCACTTATTAAAGAGTACAGGAATCACCAAAATCTACCATAACTCACTGTTTGACCTTTCAGCACTTAGAGAATTTGAGGTGGATAATACCAATATCCTTGACACTAATGTTATGTCCAGGCTCCTCGGTTATAAGTTCAACAGCCTGGTAGACCTTGGTATGGTGCATCAACTACCTATCACAGAGGCTAAGGAGATGATGCCAAGCAAAGGGACAATGTTGAATGTTGACCCTGATGAGGTGGCTAGGAAATGTATGTATGACTGTTTGGCTACCTATAGGCTGTATCAGGACTTTTGGGCTAGGGTTGACCAGCAATATGTTGCTACGGAAATGCAGGTTATCCCAATCTGTATTGAGATGAGTAATAGAGGATTAAAGATTGACCAGGAGATGAGGTCTGAGGTGGAAGGCCAGCTACAGGAGCAGGCTGATTATTACTACTCCTTATGTGATAATGAGGGTTTTAATCCTGGCTCTCCTCAGCAGGTGGCTTATATGCTGGCTAAGAGAGGAGCTTACTCGGTATTTCACAGGTTACCATTTACCAGGAATTATAGGAAGCGAAGCCTATCCACAGCAGTAGAAATCTTGGAAAAGATGGATGACCCTCTAGCATCTATAGTGTTGGCTTACAGAGGCTACAGCAAATTACTTTCAACCTACATCAGACCTTGGGCAAAGGAGGATAGAGCCACTACCAGATTTCATTTGGATGCTATTACAGGCAGACCATCCAGCACAGATAGGAATATGCAGAATATACCTGGAAAGAAATTGCAGGCTGAGAGAGGCTACCCTAACTGTAGAAATATACTATTGCCAGATAGTGGTACTTGGACGGATGTTGACTGGAGCCAACTTGAATTAAGGATACTAGCATACCTTAGTCAGGACAGGGAGATGCTCCATATCTATGAGGTTGGTGGTGATATACACCAAACCACAGCAGACTTTCTGGATATTCCTAGAGCCACAGCCAAAAATGTGAACTTTGCCTTGGTCTATGGTGCTACAGACCAGACGTTGATGGAAACTGCCCACATTAGGAGTATTGAGAGGGCTAGACAGTTAAGGGAAAACATATTCAGGCTGTTTACTGGAGTAGGTGATTGGATTGAAACTCTTAACCATGGAATACCATCCTTTGCCACTACAGTATTTGGCAGGACTATCAGATTGCCTGACCCTGAGGAGGAGAGCATAGATGGTATATATCGTAAGAATATCAATTATAGGATTCAGGGTACAGCAGCAGAGATATTAAAGAGAGGGTTGATAATACTCAAGGACTTACCTCTAGCCCTACAAGTCCACGACGAGGTTCTTTGTGATGGCTACTTCTCTGAATCTACATTTGAGCCTTTGGAGCATATAGCTCCGTTCAGGACACCAGTGGAGGTTAAGTATCTTGCCAGATGGGAATAACAGAGAGGGAGTCAAGGCGGCAACTAACCTCAACTCCCTCTACAGCAAGGGTTTGTAACCGCCAAACTATTCCATTTGCTCGGTATCCCTTAACTGCCTATGCAGGTTGTTTTGTGCTCACAGATGATGTCCTTTTACGATACTCACTTTTGTTCCTTAACTTAGCCTCATATTCATTCAGCCTTGCCAAGCCCTCTGCCCTAAACCTATCACTCAATACAAGGTCTCCATTAACAGTCTCAGCCCATTGCCCAGCTTCCTGTAGATGTTGGCTTATCTCCTCTAGTCTAGCTCTACCTTCGTTCATAAATCCTGTGGCTATATCACTCCAGCCAGAAGCCTGTTGGATATAGCTTAACAGATTATTGAGCCTAATACCGGCTTCCTGTAAATAACCCTGAGCCGCTGCCAGTCTGGTATTACCAATGTCAGTCCTGGCTCTGGCATAATCCGCATAAAGCTCTGCTACTCGGCTACCAGTATTCACCGCATCAATCTTGTCATCACCAGTTTCCAATAATCCCTCAGCACCTACAGTAGCCTGTCCCAGGTCTGTGGTATCAACATCATCAAGGTAGGTATTGGCGGCATCCACCGCTGTTAATATGGCTGTCCTCAGTCCTGCTATATCAGTGGTTATCTTAGTCAGCCAAAATTTGGCATCCTCGTCAGAATTGTTCTCCAGGTAGGTAACCACCTTATCCAAGGCTGTGTCTGCCAATGTGTGTATGGCTGTAGTAAGTCCTAGCTCAGTCCTTAGTGCGGATAAGTCAGTGGCGGCCTGCTGCTCAAATTGCTGAGCCTCTATTAACAAGGCATAGCCAGCAGCACCGATAGCCACAAGCTGGTCTAGTATGGCTGGATAACTACCTTCACTCATTTCACCTGGAGGGCTATGGTTCTCCTCATAGTAGATAGCCAGATGGTCATCACCACTGGTAGTCATTTCCTCTTGGGACTGTCCTGCCCTCTTACTAACTATATACATAAAGTCTCCGTAGATGGAGAAGGAAACAAATTGCTGAGGAACTAAATCAACAGGGTACTCTACTCTGATAATTCTATTGGCTATCGGTATCAGTGAGCTAATGTCCACACCTAACCTGCTCTTGGTATAATCAATCAGGTAGGCTGTTCCTGCTGCCATATCACCACCATTGATGAACTTGATAGCTCCATTCCTATAGTCCATGGTATAGTCAGTATCTCTGGTATAAGTGGTGGTGCCAGCAGCATTGGTAACCGTCTCACTCTTTGGACGGATTGGTTTATTAGCCAGGAATATATAACTGTCATAGGCATTACCAGTTCCTACATCAATTACATCTCCAGCAGCAGCAGTTCCAGCTACATTATCAACCTCTACTTCCTCTACGTATTTGAAATACCTATGACCTTGGACAGCATCACCAGCCACTAGCTGAGGTAATGTCCATCGCTCCTCAATATAATGGTTGTTCTGGTCATAACCTTTAACTATGATGGTAAGCTCAGTTACGGAATTATCAGCATCAGTTAGGGTAACTGTCAACCTGCGAGGAACATCAGGAGTTTTATCTGTTATGGTTAAAGTGTCACCAGCACTAACATCATTAAGAGTCTGTGCATCCACAATAGCATCAGGGCCGGCTGTGTCTGGAGTGGTAATACTCTCATCCTCAACATCAAAATCTGTGGTTTGCTCATAAATACTTTCCTTAGGCAAATGGCGACTTAGGTCCTCCACAGCCCTCTTAACAGACCTGTCCAGCTCGGCATCAGACCATAATGAGCCGGTATCCTTGAGGTCAGTCCTTAATGCAGCCCTAAACTCAGGGAGTGTCATTCCTTGCATATTATCCCTCCTATATTGAAGTTCCTCCAAACCGATTTATTTTATAAATTAGGGCAGCACCCGCAGCAACGAATTCACCGCTTATCTCATCCGCTGATGCTGCTATCCTTCTTATTCTAATGGCTAGGGCATCACCAATCTCTACGTTATCAGGAGTGTCCACATCATAGTCTAATGTAAAGGATATTTTGAAACTTTTATACTGGGCTGCTGTTCCTGTCTCAGTCTCTACCTCCACATCATGTGCGGTTATTGGGACAGTATCATCATAAGTCCAATGCCCCCACGATACCTGTAGCTTGAACTTCTTGTCTGTATTGGCAGTATCTAACCAGCCACCTATATAAACAGTAAAGTCGCTGGCTCCATCCCATCTCATAGGCACACAGACACAGGAAAATAACTCCTCATTATCGTTATTATAGATGGGTAGACTGAATCCCATAAACAGTCCCCGTGTTACTCTGGTAGGTTTACCGGCGGCTATTATTCTGACTACATCTATAGGAAATGTCATTGTTAGGTATCTAACGGAATCAGTGAGCAATAGGGTTTCCACCTGAGCCTGAGTCAGGGCGGTCACATTACCTCCTGTAATCCTACCAACCAACCTTTGCTCTGCTATGGCTATTGCCACAGGAGTATCATCGGTTATGCCACCAAGTAAGGACTGGGCGTCAACGGTAGTTTTGGCTATTGCTACTGCTACAACCTCGTTATCCAATACATGCTGGTCATCGGCCAGCAATCCTGATAATCCAGTAACAGAAATTTCATCATCACCGCCATTTTGATGCCTTGCTTTATGATGGTGATGAGGGCTATACTCACCTATACTCAGCAGCTTCCTGTCTCTGGGTCTGCCCTGCTCCCTGACTTCAACTAACTTTGGCATAATATCTCCTAATCAAACAGTTTTTGCCACCAACTTTTCCTCCGTTCCTGTATCTCCTTCAACCTTCTCTGTGCCTCCGGGCTACTGATGATTATGGCCCTAGTCCTTTCAGTAACGGGCATAGCCCAAGGTTCTCCAGCAGCCCTAGCTTTGGCCCTCTGAATTTCAGCACGCCTCCTCTCCAATTCTTGGGCTTCCTGCTCCCTTCTAGCCAACACATCATAGGCATAGATTGTTGGTCTGGATGGAACTTTCTGGACTTGCTGGGTTATGGCCGCAGCACGGTATGGATGTCTCCTTATAACCTCACGAGCATATCTTGTCAACATGGAAGGCTCACCAATGGCTCTAGCCTTGGCAGCCTCATACTCCTGCTCAGATATGGGGCCCATAGTAACTCTCGGTGGCTTTTTCTCGGCCTCATCTTTGACATCCTTTTTGGCTTCCTTCTTAGCCTGCTCTACCATTTCCTCCACCTCATCTTCCTTACGCTTCTGGATATTGGCACTCCTTGTCCCTACCTCAGCATAAGGTATGCCAATGTCAACATCTACCTCACCAATAAGTATCTCTAGCTGGTATAGTCCTTGCCTCCTGTTGTATCTGTGGATTAGCTGGGTAGCCCTGGCTACGGTATCGGCTGGGTAGACAGTTCCCTTATCAGCGGTAAATTCAACCTCACCACCATAGCTAGTTCCGGCAGCATTGGTAATATAAGCCCTAACATAGTATTTGGTTCCAGGAGTTAAGCCAGTGATGCTGGAGGTAAATGCCCCTGTAGCAGCGGGAACTCCATTTTCTGTCTTATCATCATCTACATTAGGAGTTCCTGTAGTATTCCAGCAGTGTCCATGCTGGGTAGCAGATGGTGCACCTAAAGTTGTCACATTACCATTACCAGTAGCAGTAGTTCCAGATATACTGGTAACAGCCTGAGTAGTTACTGTTGGTGTTGCTACATCCTCGTAGGTGTAGATGTAACCAGCATCGTAAGTTTCCTGGTCATCCCATGCAGGCCCACTTACCTTCCTTGTCGCAAACTCACCTGCTTTTACATCAGACTTTTCCCCATAGACATAGGCTCTGGATACCGCATCGGCTCCAGTGCACCTCGCCAACAATGCAACTTCCTCATTTATAGTAACAGGACTATCAAATGTAACCTCATACCAAGTCGGATTCACACTTAGCGACGAAGTAGCCATCAGGAGTTTACTTGCAATTATGCCAAAGTCACTTGTCCTCAAAATCGTAAGGTAAATGTCCCCAGATGGCGAGCTACCTGATTGAGAGAGACAAAGTGATAATTTAGACACCACCCTGTTAGATATAGTAAGTCGCTGACCAGCAGAGACATCAGCATTTATACCATAGATTACAGAACCTACACTAGTTTGTTCTTCCGTTGCCATTAGTGTCCTCTCTGGTCTTGGACTTCTATTTTATCATAAAGCTCCACACGGCAATCGTGAGGAACTATAGCTCTCCTGAATGAGGTTTCCGAGTTAATTCTGGTCTGGATAGCGGCTGCCACATTATCAGCATCGGTTTGGTTGTCTATCCAAGGAATAATATAAACCTCAAATTGCTCTGGATAGTTACCACTAGGAGCACCACTATCACCAGTTACCAGGCTAGACCAATCATCACCATCAGGACTATTACAGGCTGTATAAATCCTGTTGGGTATTGGCTCAGTTTCCCTCTCCATATACTCATAAGCTACCATCTCATCCTGTGCCGTGGCTTGGGATTGTGGAATACAATAAGTTTCATCCACTGAGTCACCTGATTGAGGATGGACCAACTCCCAATTGGTATCCGACTTCTGCCTTAGATAGCATTTGGTTAATCCCAACAGCTCATACAGGAACTCGGCATAGCTATCAAGGGTAATTTGTCCACCACTCCTGGAGACATTAACGGAAATTCTAGGATAAATAACATCTATTATTCCATCACTACCACCAACTATAGATGCTTCAAGAGTCCAACCGAGAACTGTCTCAAGGACATTCTCTATCAGGTCATAAATGGTGTAATCGTTGGAAAACTCGTTAAAGGTGTAATGGTATAATGGTGCCGATGCTCCTTCATTCTCAGCTATTACCTGAGCATACCTCTCTCTGAGGAACTGCCACAACCCTGTGCAATAAAGCTGGCAAACTATCTCACCCTCAGAGCTAACTATTTCCTGACTCCTTACATAAAGCCTTGGAGTTCCATCACTAGTTCCATCTCCACAATACTCATCACCACTGCCGGTAGTAAAGCCTAGACCAATCTGGAAGTTATAACCCACAAAGCTATTAGAGTCAAAATACCTATCATCATTACGGAATACCAATGTAGCCCTATCTCTATAAGGCTCCTCAATGTATTCCATAAACAATAGGCGGCCGGATAAGTCTATGGAGTTTATGGCAATCCTGATGTAAGGCACTTTCTCCGAAGCCTTCTGGGCTGCTAACATAGTTCCTGATATTGACCTAGCCACTTTTACCACCGTTCCTCATTCTCAGGTATGTATAGAGTTCAGCCAAAACCTTAGTATGCTCTCTTTGGACATCCTGGTTATCCTTACTGGTCTTGTTGTAATCATCAATAATCTTGGTCAACCTGTCCTCCATGAATTTTCTATCCTCCCTTATCTGCCTGATAAGGTATTTAACAGTCAGCCACAAGAGAAAGGCCAGGACTCCGGCTATTCCTCCAATACTGCCAATATATTCTAATGTCATGGATTAAATCTCCTGCTCCGACTCACAGGGTTTATTCTCATCATGGCGGCAAACATGATAGGTAGCCATTACAGTCATCTCCTCATTGTCTTTACCCTCGTTTATCCTGACCGCATATTTCTTGGCTCTCCTCACTTCACGAACATAATCAGCCAAATGGTCAGCTACCTCCTGTGGCAGCTTCTCTTTTATCTGGGTTATGGTAGGATTCTCTGCAATATCGCCCAGAGGAATTGCCAGTTCAGTCCTTAATCTTAGGTAAGACATTTACCAATACCTCCACTTCGTAGCATTATAGATATTTCCTATTTCAAACGCACGACCATAAATCATAAAATCCCCTATTATTCCAGTAATATCTTCCGTTACTGCTGTATAGGGAATATCATTATTTGGTCTACCACCAATCGCAGCATAATTGGTTCTATCCGCTATACCTTGAAACCACTTAGTTTTATCGGTTGAGACCGAAAACGCTTGAGCAGGTGCAGTGTCGTTAACATAAAGAACTGGGGAAGTTCCGTCTTGCACTAATCCTATGAGCACCCACTTCTGGTAATCATCTATATTTGCATCTGTATCCAATGTCCATTGTTGTGCACTTTTATAAAGGCAATCCGCTTGTAACTTGCCAGAGTTAATGCTGATTTCAATGTGGCTGGTATGAGGCCCTCCACTATTCCTAACGCTAAAGTGGATATATTGTGCTGCATTGTCATTCTCCGAGTAGAGCCAAAACAGGATAGTTCCGCTTGTATATGTGTCTAAGGTAGATACAATAGGAGTTAGGTCAATCCAATCATCTACCCCATCAAAGGTTCTACCAGTCCTGCCCCAAGTAGCACCAGTTACGGTGCAGACACATCTATTCTTATCGTAGGAGTAGATGGTGCTGCCTGTCATATCCGAGTAGGGATACCACAAAGGTAGATATAGGGCAAGGGCTGGGTCCAAAATATCCACTGGCAGTATTTTTCCACCATGAGCCTGCATAACTGCTGTAGGTAACATTAGTATTGCTCCACTAACAGGATAATAGTCATATCATCGGTAGCTGTTTGGGTAAAAGCATCTCTGGTTACCAAAATCCCATAAAGAGCATCATCACCAGAGGCGCATTTGAACGGTAGAGGCAGGTTACTGGCTGGGGTATTTGGTGTAGCTACAGCCAACGAGTCAGTAGTTCCGAGGCTATCCATAGCTGGAAAATCTATTCTACCTACAACCTTGGCCATGTCAGCGGCATCAGGAGCAGTATTGGCTGCATTGTCATCCAACTCGCTGGTAGGAGGAGCATTGAATAGGAATAAGGTAAGTCTTGGTGTAACAGACTCGGACTCACTGATGGCTATGGCACTTATCACCAACCCATAGGCTCCATTGGTTCTACCTATAGCATCAAAGTCCCAATCAGTTCCCTCTCCATTGGTATCGGACTCTGAGAGGACATCGTTGGCAGCATAGGCACTAGCAGCCTCAAGGGCTTTGGTAGTCCTAACTTCTACTATGCTACCGCCGACCTGACCTCTATCCTTGATAGACCAATTTGTTCCATCATAGGTAATGTAAAGTATTCCAGTATCATACTCATAGAACGTGGAACCGACTGTAGGCTCTGGTAATCCTGAATGGGCTGCTATGGTGGGTTTGGTATCGGTACTGGCACCTATATACTTGACGGTTTTTGCTTGGATTGCTATTGCTTTTACGGTCATCGGCTTATACCTCCTTTTCTTGGCTTAGCCTATTTAGCGTATTCTTCCTTCGTTTAACTCCTTGCCTGTTTTTTCCCTGGCTATGCCATAAGCCATCCCAGCACACTCCTTCTGGTCTCTACCACCTTCACGCATACACTGAGCTATGGACTGGCTTATTGCTTCTCTGATTGTTCCTTCTCCACTTTCGGGAGTTAATCCCTCTACTGGTAATGGCATCCTCATTACCTCCTATTATAGTATATTTCTCTCCGCACTGAAAACACCTACCTTGCCAGACCAGCGGTTCAATAGGATAGAGCTGGCTTATCTCTCCACCACAAGGACACATCTCTCCTATCTCAATAGCTGGCATATTTCCTCCCTATGTTCAATCATCTTGGCTATGATGCTATGAACTCCACCATGAGGTTGTGGCTCTTTCCAGTAAAGTGTTGGATAACCATCATCCCTAGGAGCCCATTTACCGTCCAATATAGCCCTGATAATCTCCTCAAGTATAAACTGTAACCTCTCCCTGTAGTAACCATCATGTTCAACCTCACCAATAAGCAGCCTGCCCGAAGCCCTAAATAGCCCTATCCTACCAGAATTATCCTCATAGGAGTAGAACTTATCCATAATATCCAACAAGGCAAGAGATATTGGGTGCTCCAAATTATCTCTGGTGGGTTCTGGATACTCATTGGCTAATGAGATTATGGACTCCAACAGTGGAGCCTTAACCTGCTCAATAAAATATTGTCTGAATGGAGTATTAAGAATAATACGGCTAAGTAAGTTGGATGTCAGGTTAGGGTTATCACCCACAACTCTGTCTTTTAAGGTTTTCTCAAGTAGTTCCATCTTTCTCAGGACTCCTTGGGAGGGAGCAGTTTTCCCACTCCCTCCCTTTTCCTTATTACCAGCTTGGGTCAAGGTCGCACTTTATCAAGCTGTATTCAGTACTTGACGCAACACTCTGCACTATACCCACGGTTGGTAAGGTATCGTTGGAGCTAGGGCCTACGGCACCAGCGGTAGTCAGAGGAACTACCCTATTACCTACCACTACCGTACCGGCTGTTAGGGCTGCTACTATACCCTTAGTCTTTATCCAGGCATAGTACTCGGAGGTAAAGCTGGAATGATTGACATAGCCAACAGGAACCCCAGTAGGAGTAGTAGGCATAACAATTACTCCATCGTAGAGGTTCTTCCTTAGCCCTACCTCAGAGCTAGTGGTAAGAGCCACCTCCAATGGGTCTACCAAGGTAATAACCACATCGGCATCGGTAGCTGTTGAAGCTGGATGGGATTTAATCTTATAAACAGCTCCTTCACCAGCCGCATCATTGACAAACAGGCTACCATCCTTATACATATTGGCTGTAATGTCGGTAGTTGAGTTGGTAATGGTAACACTAGTATCTCCTACCGAAGCATTGGCAGCTACTGCCAAGTCCTTAGTATGGCCTGTAGTAACCACAGCCTGTTGGAGTAGCTTGCCTATGGTTACAGCACTACCTCCACACTTGGCATATCTGAATACGCCATCGTCGGCGATTAGGGCTGCGCCAAGTGGGAATTCCTGAACGGAACTCTCAGCCCTAACATCAGGCTCAGGGAGATGTATATTTGTTATAACATCTACCCTAGGTAGAACCAGGACTCCTTGTTTGGTATTTATTAACTTGTGTAAGAAAGCAGTCATTTTATTTCCTCCTCTTTTATTTTTGGATGATGGGTCGTCATCCTTATTCGCTTATCCCTACCAATACTTTTCTCTGGTAGGGACTGCAACGGGTTAGGCTACTATTGCCGAATCATCGGCATCAAAGATTCTGCCGAGACAAAGGGTAGAACCAAGCAGAACTGAGCCATAGGTATCCATTCTCATACCACCAGCATTGTAGTCCTCCAGCCTATCCCAAGTCCACAGCTCATAGAAGTCTCCTTCACCCTCTGTGCCTCCATAGGCATAGGTAATGCCAGCCTCTCTGGCTAGGACATTACCAAGTTTGACACAAAAGACGGAATAGGTCAGGTCTGAGCTATACTTGGCTCTCTTATTGCTGGTTCCACCGGTTCCAGTACCATCTTCCTCTCCTACCAGATAATCAGTCCTGACCAGCGGTATGCCCATAAAGAACAGGATTGGCTTACCAAGGTCGTTGATGCCTCTGGTAATCAGGGAATAATGGTAGGTCTCGTTGCTGGATACTGCATAGGTAAAACCTCGCTCATCGTAGGCAGCATCAAAGCGGATACCAATCTGAGGTGGAATCCAAATCTCATCCACACCATACCTCATATTATCAATCTGGGTTCTGAGGTACAACAGGGATAAGGCACCGGACTCCATGTCCATGTTCTGCTTATTGTTGGTGTTGTCGGTAGTTGTCCAAGGTGAGCCTCTCTCGGCGGCTAGGGCATGAAGTCCATCAAACTGAGTTGGTGTGCCTCCATAAGTGGTATCACCATAGACGATTCTATCACCAGCCTTCCGCTTGAGACCTTTCTCCATTTCCAGCAGCACCTGGGCTTTATAGTCATTATAGGTGCCATAGATGTTCTGGACATATCTATCCAGCTTCCTCTGTAGATACATATAACGGAGAGTGGACTCAACCTCGGTGTAGTCAACATCCTCGCCCCAAACCAACTGGTCACCAACATCAGCCTCTGATACGGCGTCCTCGGTTCCAGTGGACTCTCTTAACCATTCTATTTTGAGACCGGTTCCGGCTGCCTGCCCTACGGGCAAACGCTCCAAAGGGTTATTGCGTTTTATATCCTCCTCAAAGACGCCTGGAATCTTTGTGGATTGTGTCAGCTTTTGAGCCTCGGCAAGGGTTTTCCAATGGCCTCCACTATTTGCCATATTACTTGACCTCCTTATTCAACTTTGGCTGGAGCCTTAGCCCCTATTCGGTGTCCACGCTCCTCATGCTCCTCCAGAATTCTTCTAGCTCTATCCAAGGGAGTTTCCGGAGCTGTGCCACCACCAGATTTACCACCATCATAATTGGCAGGTTTAGCTTTTACATCTCTACCAAATACTTTGGCAGCATCTTCCAATTGCCTGAGTTGGTCAAGGGTTTTGTCCTTTAATGATTCCTCTGTAGCACCAGCACCTATGAGGCTTTGGCGCACACGTTCAGCCAGCTCACTTTCATATTGGCTGAGCTTCTCCTTGTGGGAGCCTAGTTCTGTTTCCAACTCACCCACCCTCGTCTTATGGGTGTCATAGTCCTTATACTGCTCGGTGAGGTTATCCCTCTCCGCCTGAGCTTGGAGAAGTTGCTGTTTAGATTCCTCCCGGAGTCTATTAGCCTCGGCAAGGTCTGTTTGGAACTTTCCTTTTTCAGTTTCCCAGTCTTGCTCTATCTTCTCCTTACTCCCTTTTACCGCCAACAGGTCAGCTTCCTTCACGAAGCGAGTAGTCTTACCTTCTACAGGAATATCTACTGAGCCATCCTGGTTAAAGGTTAGGTTTACTCCCTCCGCTCCAGTTGTTCCCTGTCCGGCATTTTCCTCAGTCATAGTGTTACCTCCTACTTATTCTATTATAACATACTAGCTTCATTCTAGTCAAGCTCAGAAGCACCAGAATAAGAAATTAGCTTCAAAATATTTTTATATAATAAATAGTATTAGATAGACTAAAATATAGCTCCCTGCTCAACCTGGTGCTTCTTATAGTCTCTTACCAACACTCCTGCTAATCTGTTTAAAGGCTTCCTCACCGGCTGGAGTTTGGAAGCTGGATACTCTACCCCAGAAATAGAGCCAGCCATCAAGGTAGGGATTGGCATATCTCAGGGCTTTTCTGGCCTCACTAACATCAGAGCGGAAGGCTGAGACCAGTTTTCTACCATCAGCCCTGGTTATATTCTTAATTACATCCTGTCTGGCTAAGTCCTGATTAACTCTTTCCAGGTATAAAAACTCATTTATTAGCCTTTGTTCCTCCTCCTCATAATTGCTCAGGACTTTTTGCCATACCTGGTTATACTTGCTAATATATTGCTCATTAACCTCTCTCCTGATAGCCTCTAATGGAGTTTGGTGCTGACTAAGGAAGGATTCCCATTCAGATTTCCACTGGTCTGGAACAGCCTCCTCTACAGCAGTCCTTTCAGCCCAGAAGGTTTCCCAATCCTGTCTTAATTCTCCTGTCTCAGGGTCTCTAATCTCCTTAACCTCAATGTCAAAGTAGAGGTTCATTAGCTCTTTTAACGGATGCAAAACTGGAACTGGTATGCCCTGCTCCTCAAAATACTTTCTCCTCTCATCTAGTTTGAGTAATGGATTCTCCTCCTGCTTCTGGTCTATAAAGGCTCTCCTATCACTATAGAGGTTAGAGACTCTAGATACATAGTCTTTGGTGGATAAACCTCCTGTTAAGGCTTCCCTCTCCAGCTTAACCACCTCAGCCCTCTGGTTCCCAACATACCTTTCAATCTCATCCCAATCAAGGGTAAGTTTATCAGCCACTAATTGTTGCTTACCTGGATATAAAGTGGAGGCTAGGGTTTGCCATTTCCAATAATCCAACTCCTGCAAGAACATCTGGTCTTCCGGAGACATACCTCCAACCATATCCCAAATTCTATGGCCATGTAGCCTTAACCATTTTTGCTGGTCTGGGGTATAGCCATATTTCTCCTCTATATACTTGGTGATTGTATCATAGAGTTGCCTTTGCTCTGGATGTCTTAGCCTGGCTAGTCCTGACTGCTCAAATAATAAGGATAAGGCTCCTACAGTTCTGCGGGATTCATCCCAAACAGCCTGTTCTTCATCGGTTAGCTCCTCTCCAGCATTTCTCTTGGCATTGATTACTGAGGCATCATAACCTCTATTGGTTACTTCTCTCATTATCATATAATTCCTAAACCGTTCTCCAAATATATGGTCGGTGAGGAGCTTGATAAACTCATTATCAGGAGCTATGGCTTGGGCTATCATTAGAGGAGACTTCCAGATTGCTGGAATAACCTCTCCCATCTGAGGCTCCAAGCCACCAAACATGGCTAGAGGTATGCCAATATGGGCACCTGGATAGAAGCCATAGCGGGTGAGGAAGTCATTAAATTCTAGGAGGCTGGTGGCCCCCTCATAAGCATCATAGTATTCAGGATAGTCCCTTCTTGACAGCCTGGTGGTTAGGGTGCCATAGATAGTTCCTCTAAATGGATTGACTTCAACACTGGTTCCTGCTACTGGGATATAGCCATAGTCAGTATTATCCTGCCATCTTTCATAGGCAGTAAAGGTTCCTGGATGCCTAATAAATGAGCGGGGTAGCCAGAACCATCTCTGGGACTCATAGCGCCAGAAGGGATAAATGGCTTTCATTATGGAGTCAAATACATTGGCATTGGAGTAGTCGGTATATTCTTTGTAATACCATTTTTGGGCTTCATCCATAGCCTGTTGTCTGAGGTCTTGTAAGCCTTGATAATCAGATTTTAGCTTAATTGAAGGCTTACCAGTAATGAGTTTTGCTTTTGGTAAATTTATATTGGTAACCGTTATTTCAGCCATCTTTATTGGAGCTTTATTAGTTGTTATTATACCCTTATCCACAAGGCTCTTTACTATCCCAGCTCCCTCATCAGTTGCCAAATCTATATGGACTGTCCGCCCTCTAGCCTTAGATAATGCTTCCAAGTATAACTCTGTACCAAGACCTTGCCTACGAAATTCCTCAGCAACATTTATACCCTCAATTTTCATAGTATTTTTGGTCATTCTATATTGGATAAAATTACCTGTAACATTACCTTTGGTATCATAATCCCTTAATATAGTAGAGCCAGATGGATGTAACTCCTCCCTCAATATAAGTTTAGTAACAGGCTTCTTACCAACCATACCTGGTTCAAATGCCAACTTCTCCACCATATCAGCAGTTTCATCCACATACCTACCAATCTCGGCTACCTCATTATCAGGAAGCAACTTGGCATGGTAGAGATGGTGTAAATCCTCTCTAACAGCCTTCATCTCTAGTTGTTTGGAGGTCATCCAGCTAACTGCTTCTGGATTAACCCTCAAACTCCTGACTAGCTGGTCATAAACATCACCAACAGCTTCTCTGGTAAAGCCTTCATCTCCAGTTCTTACCATAGCCATAACATATTCTATAAAGCCATCTCTATCATTGACTATGGTGAGGTTGTCCATAATAGCTCTGGATAGGTCATCACCTTGAGCACCCACCAGCCGGCCCACATCATAAGGAGTAAGGACTCTATCAGTAACTTTAATAGCTGGTCTGGAGAATGGTTGGATACCAGCAGCCATATCTACAGCCTGCAAACTTCTGGTTATATCTCCATCCAGCTTCATCATTTGGAGGTTAAGGTCGTGGTATTGACTATCTATATTGCGGTAGAAATCATCCCACCAATCACTGGTTAGGTCTTTTCTACCTACTTTGGCAAAGGTCTCTCTACGCCAAGCCATATTCTCAGCACGGAACTTGTCAGCCAGTAATCTCTTGGACTCTAACAGGTCAAATAACCTTTGAGACCTGTCAGCCCAATCCTTACCAAAATTGAATTTGGTTACGTCAGCCCTCATCTTACCTAACAAGGTTTCCAGATTATTACCTGACTTTTCCATAAACTCCAGAATATCGTCATAAATCTTGTCAAAATGAGCCCGCCTCTCGGCCAATGGTAGTCCTCTACTCCTGATGGTAGCTTGAGCCATTATCTGTTTTGGAGTGGCTCCATAGACCTGGCTGGCTATGTTGAGGTTAACCATCAGGTGGGCCATTTCCTCTGGATTTCTTACCTCCAGCTTGGCTAACTCATCGGTTAGGGCTTGGAATTGCTTGGTGGCTAGTTCAGCTCCTCTAAGGTACTCTTCTACCAATCTACTATTAGCATCTCTCATTACCTTATTAACTGACCTAATGCCATCAACATATAAGGTATTATCGTCAAATTCCTTGATAATAAAGTCCCTTACACTATTAGGTAAATCAGGATGCTCTTTAAGGATGTTGTTTACTTCTTTCCTATAAATAGATTTACGGGTAAACAAATCTTTAACAGACCTAATACTATCCAGGTCTAGGGTGGTTTTGGCATCTACCACAGCCTGTCTTAGCTCTCTAACCAGCTTCTTGTCAACTAGTTGTGGTAATCTGCCCTCAGCCCGGACAATGGCTTCAAACTTCTCTCCACCCATCTCTTTGAACAGGACTAGGTATTTCTGACCTACAAAGTTTCTCCTCAAGTCCATACCAAATCCGCCAGGCAATCTTACCAGGCCTGTATAAAGTTTGTCTGCCCATTCCTTCTGTCCTACCACAGCTAGTTGGAGTATCCAATTATTCCATTCTTCCTCACCACCTCTCCTTGTAAGTTTGCCCATAGTCTCAGAGACTCCAAGGGCAGGATTAACCAAGTCAGGGTCAACAGCAAGCCCTTTACTAATATGGGCAAACCTATCAGTAGTCATTCTCCTTGGGAATACACCACCTAGTATTGACCTCCAATAATCCTCAATAACATTCATTGGGCCATACATACCAAAGGTTAGGTATGATTCGGCAGTAGGTCTAATAATTGTTTGCTCCACATATTTACGCCATACAGCCTGAACCTTTAACTCAGTTCCAGCTATAAAGCTCTGGATTCTGGTAGCCTGCTTCAACCATTCGGCCTGCTCCATTTGGCTAATATAGTAACGGAAATTCCTCTTAACCAGTGCATTAAGAGCCTTACCTGGATTACTCAATCTGGCAAATGCCTTAGCCTCGGCTACTATGTTACCGGCTCTACGGCTTAACAGGTTAGCAGCCTGGTTAAATAGTTTTGGCTCACCGCCTCTCAATCCAAATATTTCCAATATCCTACCAGCACCTTCGTTAACTGTCATTAGCTTGGCAGTCTTGCTACCATATTTCTGGAATACAGATTCAAATATGGCATTAACATCACTAACCATTTCTCTGGTAATTTGTTCTCTGGTTAGTCCTGCTCCCAATCTCTCAGACCATCTCAGTATGGTATCCTGGTCTAATGGATTGTGCATTAGCAAGGCTCTACCAAATTGGGCTAATTCATCGGTTGCCTGAGGATTGTCAAAAGCATATCGGATAGAACGGTTGGCTATCTTAGTCCAATCCTTCATAGTCATACCACGGTTGACCAGCTTGCCTTTACCAGCAAACTTCTCCAGGCTTACCTTTGCCCATTTACCACTCCAATCAGCAGCTATCAAGGCTCTCTGTGATATGGTCTTTGGCATCTTACCAGCTAGCCATTTAATACCATTGAATGGTGCTTCAAATGGGGCAAAGATAACTCTATTAGCCTTGTTCAAAACTGTGGCAAAGCGGGCAAACCTACCTGTCATACCGGCCGTCATTGAGGCTCCTAAGGTAAATACACTGAGCCACATTAGAGGGTCGGTAATGGTTTCCATTACCATATATTTCAGCAGGAACTCAGGAACACCACTGAATGGGGCATCCCATTCCTCCCAAGCTTTCTGGAGGGCTTGCCAATCACTATCAGAGGTAGCTCTATGCTGTTGGTATAAATGTTCTATATCAGGGATAAAGGTTTTATACAGAGCCGCTGCCATTGGCTGGCTGGTAGTCTCAAAATACTTTCTGCCGACCTCCAACAGGGCTACTCCGGGCATTACCGCCATTTCCTTGAGGAAGTCAGTTAGCTTGTAATCGGGCATCTCGGCTATGGCTTTCCTGGTCTGGCCCAACTGTTCATTGTAGAGTTTGGATTCAGCCAATATCTCTTTGGCTTGTGCCTCAATCTTTTCCACAGCGGACAAATCAGCATATTCTGGATAAAGCTGGTCAAATAGCTCCTGCCATTCTGATTCTGGTAATACTGGTTCAGGCATTTCTGGAGCTTGTAATGATTGTAATATGGATTGGACTGTAGCTACTTGGAGGGTAACAGGGCCAGTGATACCTGGTGCTGGAACTTCCAGCTCAGGCAGTAGCTCTGGGGCCATCTCCTCACCAGCTTCTAATGGCTGTCCGGCCCTAACTGATTGGAATATCCCTTCCACAGCCTTCCTAACATCATCCAACTCAGCCTGAGTCATTCCTTCTGGAGGGGTAAAGGTCTTAAATACATCCTCTACATTAGCAAAAAACGTACTAGGGTCTTTTGGAGTAGCTCCAGCCTCGGAAATCTGTTGTAGAGCTAGAAGGTTCTGTGGAACCACACTATAAATATTGGCATAGAATTGTTCCTTAGCCATATTGGTGGCCACATCCTCCAGGTCAGTCTTGACCTGGCCCATTCTCTGTTTGATGGCTGGAGTGGTTGGTGATAGTGGGCCCCAACTAAGTATGTATGGCTCAGCTATTTTGGCTATGGCTGATATTGGTTCTGGTAATTTCTCAGTCCAGGCTCCACGTTCCTGGAGACTGATAAGTTCAGTTTCCAGTTCCTGCCCTCTAGTGCCAAGCCGCTCTAGTCTGGTGAAGTGGCTCTCAGCCTTTTTCTGCCAATCATCCAACAACTTTTGGAATGGACTTTTCTGTTCTCCATTAGGCATTTTACAGCTCTCCTAATCCAGTAGTAGGTTCGGCAACTTCCCTAGGCATAACCTCCCTCAAGATACCACCCGTCTCAGCTCCAGCCTCTCTGCCAGGAGTAGGTCGCTGAGTTGGCTGTTGGGGTAACCCTATCTCCTGTTCTACACTAGCAGCCAGTTTGTCATACAGGGCGGCGGCATCCATATCACCGGCTCTCCTTAGCCTACCAGCTTGGGCTCTATAGGCTAGTATAGCATCAACCATTATTGCTTTGGGATGGGATAGGGCATCTTCCTCCCTAACCTGGGCTTGGGTTCTTATAGTATCCTGAACCTCGGGGAACATTCTGTCCATTATCCATCTCTGAGGTAATCTAAAATTGGGATTAAGCATCCTAGCAATGGTGGCTCTTTGAACCATGTAGCCAGGGATTTGTATTTCACTGGTAACCTTGAATCTGAATTCCTCTGGTAGGTTGGTAGGCATTTTGAATCTATGAGGGCTGAACTTGTTAGCCTTCATCATGTTATACCAGAAGTTGTCCACATCACTTAGGACTCCCTCTAGCCCCTCCTCATAAGGAGTTAGTTGTTGCAGTGCTGAGGAGGCTACATTAGCCATAGCCAGATAACTTAGTTGCTGTTGCAGGTTGCCATGTAATACCCATGGAAACAACCCTCGTTGTATCATATTGGAGTATTCAAACATGGCAGTCCTTAGTTCTACTGGTATTGGAGGAGGTTGGACAGCCCCTATCTCATCGTTGGGACCAAGGTGGAAAATGGCTCCCCACTTATCAATATTCTCCTCAGTCAGGATAGTAGTATCACTGGTGGTCTTTTCATACCATCTATGCTGGGCTGCTGACCTGGCTGCTTGTTGGATGAAACTCAACATTTTGTTATAGGTCAGGGTCATCCGCTCATTGGTAGCTACTATGGCCTCACCAAAGTTTTCCTGCCATTTCTTGTTTTGGGCTATAGCACCTTCATCGGGTAAGCCTCCACAGGGAGAGACAAACACTGGCATAGTAGGCTCTCCCAATTTCTGCATTAGCCTGTTAATATATATATCCTTCTCAGGAGGCTTGACGTATTCCTGACCCAATACAATGGCATTGGTAATATCTCCATCGTCATCAAAGCCCCAGTAATCATAAAGACTGGTATTATGGGTAATCCTCTGCTTGGTTTCCCAACCCTGTAACTTGGCCTTCCTATTAGCCTCAGCAGGAGTCATTGTGTAGATATGTGCTACCTCAATTAGACCATCTGAGCCAAACTCTGGATAGACTTCTATCGGATTCCAAATGTCAGCCCAGACTCGGTCTGGAGTAGCCATAGCAAAGACACTGTACCAGCCAGTGGCAAGTAGGAGGCTAACTAACTTGGATGTAAATCTCTGCCTACCTGACCTTCTATACCTTTCCTCCTCATTGGCCCAGCGTTTGATAAAGTATGACTCTAATTGGCTGGTAGCTGTTACTTCCTCTGGGGTAAATTCCTCACCCTCAATCTTGTGGCTGATAATGCTACTGATTAAGAGCCATCTGCCAAGGTTATATCCAGTCTTAGGGTCATTAGAGACTACGGACTCCATACCCTCCTGTTTGAGCTTGTCCTCTAGCTGGAGGATTTTATACCAGTCCCTAATCTTACGGTCTCTGGTTGACCATTTCCCTTTCAACTTACCACATTTCTGTATCAAATCATCCGCAGTTAAAGCCATATTACCCTCCTCACCAAGATATTGTAATGCCTATCTGGATATTCTTATCACTAGGATTAAGGTCAAACAGGTTAATAGTAATGGTAAGTTCCCAAACCTTAAATGAGAATTTCATCTTACTCCTCCCTTTTATTACCATCGCCAGCCCCCTCGGCCGACATAGCCTACCTTCCTTCTATTAGGCGATAAACAAACCGCACCTACAGCAAAGCTCATAAAGATGTCATTAGGGCCAACTACAGCTACCTTATCACCAATAAGTCTATGGTTACGACATTGATGGATAAATTCAATGTCATAACACTCCAGGTCATAGAGATACTTCTCCACCTGCTGGAGCATATAGTCCTTGTTGCCTGAGGTAGTTCTCCAACCAGGGCTCCTTGTCTCTATACCACTAATAATGTCCTTCCTCATATAGATTGGCTTACGACCTTTCAATAGTTCAGTAATAGCCAAGCCATGACTATTATCCTCCCAGGTAATTTCAGCCCGGCCATAATAGTCGCTGGCGGCTACAGCCTTACGGACAGTTACCTCTGGAGCATAGAGTCCCACATCTCTGGCACAATACCTAATTCTGTTATTACCATTCTCATCCTGGATAAAGCATAGGACTGTTATGGCTGTCTGAGTAATTCTGGCCTGGCCAGGGTCTATAGCTACCAGATACTTTTTATCCTTTTCCGGAGGAAACCAGATTTGGAGATTATCCCTGCTCTGAGGAGCTGGGTAACAATTCTCAGCCAGCTTATCCGTAGTGTTGGTGTCAAAATACATATCACCAGTGGCTAGAAAGCAGGAGACATCATCCTCTGGAAATTCCTGTTTGAATAAAGTTCTGGTCTCTCCTCTCCTTTTCAGACTCTCCATTACCTTCATCATCCAACGGCGCCATCTTATCTGGTCAAAACTGAGTCCTTTTAGGTAGTGGAGAGTTTCCTCCTCAGTATTGAGGTTGAACTCTGGCTTATCTGTTTCTGGTATCTCCTTAATCCTGGGGTCATCTAGGGATATGGAGTATTCTGGATGCATGAACCAGGCAAAGAAATGAGGAGTAAATATGGAGCTGCCCTTCTTAGCATCAATATACCAATCGTGGAACTCATTTTCCTCACCGTTGGGAGTTGAAAAACTATCCACTGTACCACCAGCCGGTATTCTTGCCATGGCTGGGGCTATTACCCTCTCAGTAGCCTCAGGGACATAAAAGGCATGCTCATCCAACAATAGGTGGTGGATAGCTTCGGTTCTGCCTGCTGTTTTACTCCTGGCTGATGCTATATAGATGGAGCTAATACCAATCAGCTTACCATCAACAAGGAATTTGAATGTTTTTAACAAATCCGAATCATGATGGATTTCAGGAAAACCTGGTATTCCTAAATTGGCTAAATGGTTATAAAAGAAGCTAACCTTGCCCAATAGCCGTTGGGTAATAAAGTCCTCATAGGCAACTAAAACAGTATTTGTACCTGGAGTAGTTAAAGTATCTGCCAGTCTATTGGCTATCCTCTCTGTAGAAAAACCTATCTGAGCTGGCTTGACCCAAATATCAAAGCCAGTCTGAGTCCTATCCACCTCATCTTGAATAGGGTTGTAGACAAAAGGAACTATCCGCCTCTGCTTGGTCTCAACCACAAAGAAGGACTCAATAAGTTTTCTCTTATTTGTAATCAGCTCCCTAAATTTTTCCTTAACATCGGTAGCCATTTATTTCCTTCTACGCATCTTGGATAAAGTGATTGCCAGCCTTGCTCTCCTACCAGTAACTCCTGACCTCTTAGCAGCCCTACGGAGCCATGACTTACTGATACCATCTTTGAGTGCTCCTTCCCTTTTTGCTGTGGCTCTGAGGGCTCCTGGCCTCTTAATCGCTTGGCTTATCCATCTCTTTGCTGCCATTTTCCTCCTCCTGATACTGTTCTATATCATTATAAAATGGAAACAGCAAAATATTGTATTCCTTACAACCACACTCAGGACACTCATCTAGCCTTGTAAGGTATATTCTTTGACATTCCACGCATACCTTCACGCCTTTTCCTCTCGCCTCGGATTCCTATTCTGGTTACCTGAGCCTTGAGCAGATTACGCCGTCCTGCACTAGCTTGACGGGGTGTTGCACGATAACCTCTGGCCATTACCTTACCTCATTCCTCTCTATAACCTGGACTAACTCCATCTGTCCACAGATAGGACATTTCCACAATACCTGCTTATCAGTCTTTGTAGCTACCCTCATTGGAGTACCACACTTATTACAGGTTTCAGCCATGTTTTTCCTCTCTTGACAGCCTAATCTCAAGGACAGTTTTTGTCCAATCCAGAGCATCCTCTCTAACCTTACCATCACCAGCCAATAACTGTCTGAGGAGGGCTAGGTGTTGTGGAGTGTAGAATTTCCTGATGATAGCTAGGTATTGCTGTTCCCTTTCATTAAGAGGTTTGCCGGTAGCATCCTTATACAGAACTTTGAAATCCTTGGTAAGGACAAGTTTGAAATTACGGGTGAATTCAATGTCCAGAAGTTGGTTGGATAAATCCTTTCTTACATCTGGTATCTTGGATACAAACTCCACAAAGTCAGGGTCATTTTGGGTCCAACGGGTGAGGGTTTTATCATGGATACCAGTCAGTCTTTTGGCCTCTACTCTGGAGAATCCTGCCACAAGATAGCCAAGGTAAGCTGCCTTCTTGTCTCCATCCATATACAGTGGCAGTAGGCTTTGTATCATACCTTCTGTAGGACTTGTCCCAGTCTGTTCCATCAACTCCGCACTATTCTCGGTTAAATTCCTAGAGTGCTTTGTCATTATCCACCTCTTGTCTCTAGTATAGCACAAATAAGCTCAGATTGCAAGTTTAGCTTCAATATTTTTTAGTCTACTTATTAGATGAGTTTTGTATAGCAACCTTTAATTCTGTATACTTACCACCAAACCCATGTTCCATAAACTCACATCCTATGTGGCAACGCTGGCACACCCAAATACCCCATTGTGGATTATCATCATCCCAATGGTGATAATGTAATCGTTTCTCAACAACTTTACCACATATCTCACAATATCCTGTCCAATCCCTCTTGCGTACCTTGCGATATTTACCGTTTATTATTAAAACATTGTGTCTATGATAATCCTTTTTATCTTTCCAAACCCTCTTTCTACCTCTACTGTTACCCTTCCTCCTCTCTCCATCAATACCCCATCTTTTGAAACTGATGCATTTCTCAGGGCTGGCACAAATCTGCTGGATTCTTTGTCTACTTACTCCACAAACATCAGCTATTTCCTGATAGGTAAGCCCTTCCTGCCTCATCCTCAAAACAATTTCCAACTTATTCATATCCCCATTATAACACAATGTCAAATCTATCGCAACAAATTTGACACACTTTAGAAATATATTTTAGTCTATCTAATACTATTTATACTAATAGAATATTCCAGGCACTTGACAAGTTTCTTCCATTATGCTACAATATAAATATGAAGCTATGTAGTGAGATGGAGAGGAGGGGAATTAAAGACCCTGATTCACGGGAAGGTGTAGATTGCTGCCTCAATTGTGGATTGGGATTCTGTGAGATAGAGGTAGGAAAAGATAGGGGGGTAATTTACAGAAGGAAGCAGCAGGCGAGACAGTTAGCTGAGGAAGGATTAACACTGGAGGAAATTGCCAAAGAACTCATAGTAAGTGTCCGGACAGTTCGGAGGTATTTGGCATGATAGGGACAATGAGTAATATGACTGGATGGGGCTACTATATGCAGAGTAGTAATATGGAAATAGATGAACTGGGCAGCCAGCTCTCCGTGGAGATTGGTTGTGCTGTTCATTATCCAGCTTTTGGTAAAAAGTTGTTTGAATGTGAGTGTGGAGTCGTATTTCCTACTTATCTGGTTAAGGGTAGGAATTGGGACTTAATTAGAAGGAAGCATGAGGAAGAAAGGAGATATAGCATTGTCTAAGTTAAGGCTTGCTATTTGTCCTGGTTGTGGTAAGGCTATTAACAGGCATGATGGCAGGAGGATTACTTTAACTCATAGAGTTACTAAGGCTGAGATTACTTACCATCTTAAATGTTATCAGGAGACAGGACATTGATAGAACTGTGTATATATTATACTACTACTGGCTATCCATCCTTTAAGCCTAAATGCCTTAAAGGTATGAAAGCATCCTTAAAATGTCATAGCTGGAATAAACAATGCCCTTGTTATGAGGTTTCTGGTAAATGACTATTCCAAATGTCACCTTTCGCTGGTGCGGTAAGCAGGCTACCTGTAAATGGTGTGAACAGCAAATAGAGGTAGCACAGCCAATGGTAGTTGTTTTCTTTTGGAACAAAGGTGCTGATGGGAGGAGATGGAATGTCCAGCAATGCTATCATCCAGAATGTTGGCTTAAACAGGGTTATGACTATTTGGATATGAATCCTTATGTAGCTCCGGTAAGGAGTAGGCCAAGGTTGGAACTCAATGATAAGGATAAGCAACAGAGATACCTATTAACTAGGCGGTATCATTCCTGCATACAGAGACTTAATAGGCTGGATAATGGCTCAGAGCCACTTAGGGTATTAGAGTTGGAATGTCAAATGGCTGACTTAATGTTGGAGATGAGAAAGGTTGGAGGAGTGCCGAAGAAATGGCTAGAGAGGCTATAACCAAGCAGTTTAACGGCAGCAAATACCAATGCTACCTGGCTGGTAACAGCTGGCGTTGTCCTGATGCGCCTATCAATCCTGAGATACCGTTACAGGTTCAGCATAATACTGGTGCCCATCATTGGCTGCCATTCAGGGCAGGCAAGGCTAATGAGTTTTACTGTCTGTATTGCTTTGAGATAAGGAAGTTCAAAATACACTGGGATGGAGGTAAGAAAGAATGACTAGGCTTGAAATCCTCAGAACCCTCTACCAAACAGGATTTACCCTCCAACTTGGACATCGGGCTTATGGCCTCCACCCATTACGCTGGATTGGTAGGCATTACCTCAAATCTAACTCCAACAACTTCCCATGGATTTATAGGAAATTGGAAAATCTAAAAATTTGAAATTTCCAGAGTGGATATAGAAAAATAAAAACCTATCTCTAATTGCCTTGACCCGTGCCTAGATGGAAGGTAGAACAAATGTTCTTATGCTGGCAGGGTAGAACAGATGAGCTAATAGAACATTTGTGCTAAAATGAGCCGAAAGTATCAACCTTGCGGGCTGAGCATCCGTCCTATTGACAAGTATGTCCTATTGTGCTAGACTATACATAGTGAGTATAGACTCACAAGCTGGCTGGAAGTGGTAATAGCCAACTAGCACGTTAACAAAGCTGATAGTCCTTCATAAAGACAATTCAGCTATGAATAGCGAATTACTCTAGCTGCTAGGGCATAGGAGTAATACAGAAAAAGGAGTGTTACTACTATGCGAACAAGCTATTGTGTATACTTCCGCATTAAGGGTCAATCTACTGGTACTCTAGAAGTACCAGACTTCACATACCAGCAAGCACTCAAACGTGCTAGGGAATTATCCAAGTATTCAGACACAGAATCTATCATCATACTACAGGAAGTAGAACACGTTAAACAACCAGGATAGATGAGCAAGCTCCTATGTCCTATCAGCTAGAGTAAAATCCAAATTGCTATTCCAAATAGTGAGGTTACAATGGCAGAGCAAACACTTGAACAAATCAAGGCACAGATTGCAGACTGCATAGCCAAAGGTGATGACGCTGGGATGATGGAAGCTATTAAACAGCTAAACAAAATGAAGGCTGAAATCACCAAAGCTGCACAAGAACAGGCTAGGAAGGAAGCCGAAGCATTAGCCGGAGCAAGGGAGAAGCTGGCTACATCAATCTACAAAGCTGTAAGGCAAATTCCAGATGTTCTTAACCAGCTAACCGCAGTCAAAGCTACAGGCTTTACATTCAAGCTGGACACAGAGGAAATCCAGTATAAGAGTGTAGCCCTGGCAGTCCCAGCAGTCAAGCAATCAAGAGGTGGTGGCGGCGGCAAAAGCACCGCCGAATACGGTGTGAGCCTATCTGATATCTTTGACAGGTTTGCCACAGACGAGGATAAGGCAAAGCTGAAAGCTGCGGAAAGCAATTCAGCACAATGGAGTATTAAAAATGCCGTCAAAAAGCGGGCAATTGCCGAAGGAAAGCTTCAACCTGTAAAGTAGCCAAATTGAGGAACCGAGGATTAGTTGCCATCCTCGGTTTTTCTATGCCTAAAATAGGAACATTGGCTAGGTACTAAAGGAATAATGGCAGAACATATTAGAACATTTGAGCTATTGCCAGTATCAAGCTGAAAACCACAGCTATTGACAATTGCAATAGTTTATGTTATAATACAGGTAGAATGTATAATGATAGGTTTATAGTCTATATCCTACACTTTGACCGGCCATACTGGCAAGCTGGTAAGGCTAATTGCCAGCATTATGTCGGTTATACCAAAGACTTGCCAGCCAGGCTGGACAAACACCGGCAAGGTAATGGCTCCAAGCTGGTAAGATATGCCAATAATCAAGGGATACAATGGCAGTTAGTTTTACAGGAAGATTATCCTGACCGGTCATCGGCTATGAAGCGGGAATTACAGATTAAGAGGAATGGTGGAGGTAAGAGGTTATGTCCGATATGTCGGCACCTGGAGCTGGACTATAAGGACATATCAGCAGTAATGCAGGAGGCTAACCCATGACCATAAATAAGCTGGTTAATTACGGCATAGGTATCAAGACTACAACCTATTTCAAACTGATGTATCCTATCTATACTGGTGTTAGGGAATATGGCATAATGCACGTGGCAGTATTTGGTATTAACTAGCTGGAGGTAAGCCATGCTAACAGTTGAGGATACAATCCTATACCAGCATGAGTCAAAGCCAAGTATTAAGACTATAGCAGCCCATGTCAAGACGAAGCCAAAGCCTAGATACTCTGATGGTATTAGACATCCAATAACTATCATCTATCCTAATGGCACCAGAGAGGTCAGGCTTGGTGGTAAAGTTATTAGGGAAAGGAGGTTACAATGATTAAGAAAGGGACCAAAGTCAGAATACTTAACTCTAATGGAGCACCATGTAAACCAGGAGACACGGCTATCATAGATTCCAGGTCTATATGCAATGGCAAACCCGAAAAGGAAGATGGCCGTGCTGTGTACAAGGCCACCCTGCCTGACTGTCCGAGACAGACCTGGTTTTTCACCACACGTCATTTTGAGGTAATGGAATAAGGAAAGGAGGTAATACCAATGTCCGGACAAAACATCTTATCCAAAGCTGCAACCACTATTGAGATGATTCCGTGCCGATTCAAGACCGGCTCCACTGGCTTCCGTGGCCCAAGTACCAAGTCCAGGTCATAGCTGTCAAGGTTGGTAGCAAGCCTGAGTCCAAGTAAGGAGGATACTATGGCAGAGCCAAGCAAAAAATCACCGGAGATGGAGAAGCTGATAGATGCCTTTAATCCATCAGGCAGGAAACGGGTAGATTCCATCAAATCCGGTATTTGCGCATGGTGTGGCAAACAGGCAACAAAGTTTAGGGATGAGTTATCTAGGAAGGAATATACCATCTCCGGATTCTGTCAGGATTGCCAAGATAAAACTTTTGGGACTGGTGAACAGCCTGATGTTGAAGTAACTACTCTACAACGCCCAACCTGGGGATATTGTGTTATGAAATGTTTGCGTGACCTTCATAACAAGGATTATGCCCACTTACCAGACTTTGCCACCGCTGAGGAGCATGGTATAGGTAAGCCAGTTACACTAAGAACTGGTACTGGTGAGGAAGTATGTCAATTGCCTTGGGGTGAGTTTAAGAGTGTATATGTTATAGATTAAGGAGGTGGATAATGTTGTTTGAAGTTATCATTACCAGAACCTGCAGTGCCGGTAAATACTGGCAGACTTATGACCAGACCAGAAAAGTCTTTGATACCAAACAGGAAGTATCAAGGTTTCTAAGTCAGGAATACTACTACGCCAAGACCACTATTCCTGTCTACCACGATAATTGCAAGGGTCAAACTGGTAGGATATATTGCTGGAAGGACAAGGAGAAAGTGGATGGCATATACAAAATAGTCTATTACCGGGACTGGGTGAGTGTTTACCGA